CTTGTTGATTTCTTCGAGGCGTTGCACGTGGCCTTGCTTTTGCTGCTCGACCTGCAGCTGCGCGAGCGCCAGCTCGTGCGCTTTATCGCGGCGGTCTTGAAACTGTTTGAACACGTCCGGCACGATCGAGCCAAGCAGCCCGACAATCGTTGCTAAAATGGTGCTGATCATAAATTACCGTCCTTTTGGTTTTTCAAAATACACATACAAAAGCTGGTCAAACTTGCGGTTCAGCTCGATCAGCCCGCCTTTAATCTCGCGAAAATTGTCGGCTGAATTACGCATTTGCGATTCTAAATCGCTAATTTTAAGGTTTTGAATCTCGTCCATTTCTTTTTTTTCTTTGTCCGAAATCGCGAGGTTTTTAATTTCTTCCGTGTTGGCATGAAGCTGATTCGCAAGCGTCGAGGCATGCCACATGATCGCGCCAAATTGCAGCAAAAACGCGGCAAACATCGGCAGCGAAATGGTTTTGGTGAAATGCCATTTGCGATAATCGTTTTCTATTTTCATGCGCGACCCCTTTTTTTATTGTTGCTGAATAAAAACCATAAATGCGTACACATCCTGCTGGCCGTCGGCGGCAGAAATGGAATTTAACACTTCGTACCAGTTCGCGAGCGTGCCGCCATCGAGCAGGCCGGTAGTGCGCGCGCCAGAAATGCCCGCGCCTGACACGCTGATTCCGCCGTCCGACGACCAAGCGGAAGTGGCGAGCGTGGTTTGCCCGTCCAGCCAAAGTGACCAGTCCACCGAAATATCAATCAGCGAATCAGGGTCTTTGGCGATTTCGCGATATTTGCGGGCGATGCACACATCGATGGTCAAATCAATTTCGCGCCCTGCTGCTGTAACGATGCGGCAAGTGACCGGATACACCGCACCCAGCGTCCCGCCCGAAAACCACGCCCGCACGGTTTGGTTGCCTGCCAAAAGCGAAGGCGCGGGACTGGCCAGCGTCAGGCCGGTGGGCACAATCACGCTTTGCGAGGCAATCGTGTCCGCCCCGAGCAGCTTTGCAAATTTGAAATCGATGGTGCGTTTTGCCAGCGGGTCTTTGTAAAACGGTTCGTTCATTGCATGTCCCTCGCGCTCGGTTGCATCACGATCGCCCGCTCCGAAATCATCACGCGCACACCGCGAATATCAATCATTTTCCAAATCGTTTGGATTTTGCTGCCATCAGGCAGCGGCAACTCGAAATACGCATCGCTTTCGCTGGCAAAAGTACCTGGCAAAATGGTGACGGTTAATTCTTTTACCGGCGGAAAATCAAAAAAGCTGAGTGAAATATTTTTGCAGCCGACAATCACGCGCTGGCCTTTGACAAACACAAACACCTCGCCGAGCTGCCCCGCCAGCACGCGCTGGTGCATTTCATAGCCCAGATCGTTGCGTTTAAAATTCCAGTTTTTGTGAACCATTTCACAGGTCAAATCCGGATTTTGATCGGCAATCACCGCTAAAAACCTGCCGTCGGGAAGCACCCCATATTTACTGCCGTCGGGCAATACAAACCGCTCAGCGTCGGTGTAATCAGGAGCAAACCGAATCGGAAGGCCGCTGGCAAAGGCGGATTTCACGATCGCCATTTATTCGGACTTCTCAGCAAACCAGCGCACTTCGCGCGCATCACCTGGCTGTGGGTCTTCGTCCGACACAAACATTTCACGGCCAAACACCGCGCGCTGCAATTTCAGCTCGTGCATGGCTTTTGCCACCGCTTCAGGCGTGGTTTCAAATGCCGCCGCCATTTCGGAGAAGCTCAGGCCGCGCGGCACGGCTTTGATCACATCCAGCAAAATTTCGGGTTTGATTTCTTTTTCTTCGGTTACAGCTTCAGGCATGTTGCTCTCCTATCGATTAAATTTCGGTATATTCCAGCGTCGCGTTTTCGCTGGCCGTCACGCCAGGTGACGCGGTCGTTCCGCAGCGCGCCATCAGCACCGCGTGGTCGCCTTTTTCGCCGGTACCGGTAAATGGCCCCGCGCCAAGTGAAAGCGGCGAGCCGGACGTGTAGCTGAAAAAGTCAGCGTAACCGGTGGTGGCGGTCGCTTCAGCAGGCGTGGCAAACGAGGCGACCGCTTTGGCGTACACTTCGACGCCAGTGCCCATGCCGTTTGCGCCGTCCGAATAAAATTTGAAATCCGAAAGCTGCGTCGAAGGTGCAACCGTGACGTTCGCACGCAACCATTTTTCAAACGAATAATCAAAGCCCGCGCCTGGAATCACCAGCGGATTAATCAGATCGACGGTCGCGTTATCGGCGTTTTTAAAGCGCACGGTGCCGCTGGTTTTGTTGGTGAGGGTTCCCCCCGCACTATTTTTTTCTGCAATTTGTACGGTTGCTGGCATTGGACTCTCCTAAAAAGTTAATTGTTTCGAGGCGGTGCGCGAAACACCGGCTTTGGTGGGGCATTCACGTTGCGTTTTGGCGTGCTTGCTTTTGGCTTTTGGGCAGGCGGCGCGATCACTTCACGCTTTGGAGCACCCGCGCGGAACGTCCGGCTTTCGGGCGCGGTAAAAGGTGAAATCAGCGCGACCGAAAGCCCCAGCGAACTCGATCGCTGGCCTTGCAGCGCTGCATTAAATTGATGCGATGACAGCGCCACGCCGGTGATAAGCCCTTGCAACGCCACCTGCCGAGGCGTCGTTTTTGCAAATGCACCATCCAGCACGAACGCCGCCGTCATTTTCTTTTGTAGCGCGGTGGAAAGCGCTGTTTGATTTTGCTGCAACTTTAAAAGCGCGGCGGAAAGCTGCGCGGCGTTTTTCACCAGCGCCGACACCACCAGATTCAAGCTGCCCGTCACGCTGGTCGATGATGCCGAAATCAGCGCGACCGAAAGATTCGCACCGACGCTTTGCAGTTTTTGCGCGGCGAGATTCAAACTGGTTTGCAGCGCCGTCACTTTTGCTAAAACCGCATTTACCGAATGCACCGGCTTTTGCGCTTTTGCCAGCGCCGATTGCAGGCTGGTTGAAGCAGAACTGGTTTTTTGTAGCGCGGCGTTTTGCGCTGCAACCACCGAGTTCACCTTGGCAAGCACAGTTTGAACCGCAGTCGTTTGCGCTTGAACCTTCGCGATCGCAGCGGATACCGACGCGCTCACCGTTTGATTTTTCTGCGCCGCCAGATTCAGGCTGGTTGAAACCGTGACACCCGAGCCAGAAATCAGGCTGGCCGAAATTCCAACGCTCGCCGTGAATTGTTTTGAAAGCGCGGTGGAAAGCGCCGTCGTAATTGTAAAATTCTTTCGAAGCGCCGCTGAAATACCAGCGCCTGCCGTTTGTGTTTTTTGCAGCGCGGCGTTTGCGGCACCGCTCACCGACTGCTGTTTTGCCAGCACGCCGGAAAGTGATGCAGTTTGCACCAGAGCTGTTTTTTGCGCCGCGAGATTCAGGCCGGCCGAAATCTGCTGCTGTTTTTGCAAAGCGGACGAAAGCGCCGCCTGCTGCGATTGTATCTTTGCCAGCACCGCGCTCGCGGAAACCGCTTGCGTGTTGCCGGTCTTTTGAATCGCCGCCGAAAGTCCCGCCGCCGTTTGAAACGCTTTGCTCAATATTGCCGACAAGCCCGCGCTGATCACCCCGCCTGCCAAAACAGGCTTATAGACCACCAGCCCCAAAATCATTTCTTGGCTTAAGGACTGCGTGACCGTGACCGTGCCAGTTGAACCGGCTTCCATCTCGCGAGTAAATATCACAAGCTTTTCGCCGGTGCCGGTGGATCCGGCCACAATATCGGTGCCGTAACGCGTCCAGCCATCTGGCACGGAAACCACCGTGTCAGCATCTTCGCAATAAACAATTAAAATGCCGAGCGACTGGTCTTTGGTGACATTTACCGACGGAAGTGTGGCCGTTAAGCGGTTGGCGACGCTCACATCTTCAGTGACGACATCCACGCCGCCAGTGTCTTTGATGCACAAATATCGACCCGCCCAGTCTTCGTTGGAGCCAGTCGTAAATGTTTCGCTGGCCGCTTCCGAACCATTCACCGTCTTGGTGAAACACCACGCCATGCTGGTTCCGGTATTTTCACCGGAGCCTGCACCTGTTTGCGATGTAAAGCCCGTTGGCGTGGTCAGGCTGTGACCTATCCCATCAAGCGCGATCGCAATTAAAAACTCGTCGCCATTAACAGAGCTGGCTGCTTTGTTTAACGTAAAACTGGTGCCAGCCAATAAAGTGTTGGTTGCTTCCGAGCGAATCGACGGCGCGGCAACGTTGCCGGTGTCGTAGGTATAAACCAACCTTCCGACATACCGTGTGACAATTGCCATATCAGTAAATCGCCCATTTCTGGTTTAAGTAATACAGCAAGCCTTCTTCATCGGCGGTGGAAAGCAAATTGTTTGTCACAATAAGCTCGGCGATCTGGCCGTCTAAATATCCTGCCGAGTTTGCCTGCCCCACCCTTGAGGTTGTAGTTAATAACGCAGTGTTTGCAGAAGCAAGTGAAGTGTAGGCGGCAGCGTTTATTGCGCGTCTAATATTGCCACCGTCATGTCTTGCGCGTAAGATAAACCATGTTCCTGCCGTAATGGGTATGCCCGATAAAACATCAAACCCGCCAGCATCGGCATGACCCACCCTAATTCTGTCAGTGGATTGTGCATCAATAACCAAAGCACTATCATCACCATAAAACCCGCGATAGGTTGCATCCACTGTATCAGCATTTGCCACCAAAAATACGGTGAGTGCGGCAGCGGTATAAAGCGTTGCATTTGTGACCGAGCAATTCATCACATCATTCACGCCGTCAAAATCTAATACGTTCAAGCCGTTTTTTGTGACGGTGTTTGTAAGTGGTTTTAAACCCGCGCCTGCTTGCGAAAAATTTCTGCCACCGACTTTGCTATTCCACTGTGACACTTCATTGGCCGATTGCGTAATCGTGCTAGAATCTGCTGCATCCATCCAAAGCGTTACGCCCGATACAACCCTCGGGTCTGGCATGCCATAATGACCGCCGCTTGCTTGCGGTATTCTCATCCACGGAATAGCTGCTGCCGCGCCAAAGCGATTTGCCATGGTTAATTATCTCTCACCCCTGCAAGGAATATCTTAAATGTTTCTGCGCTGATCGGGGTATAAGCCGCACCGGCTTTTAAAAGCCCAAAAATACTGGTCGTACTTGCATCGCAGCGCGACATAATTATCGGCGGTGTGGCACCAATAATAACCTTATTGCTGCTGCCAGCATTTACGTTTGCAGCGGGAAAAATAATTGTTCCAATACAGTTGTTTCTGTCTGCATCCGAAGGATTATACGCTGCGTTGTCATTAGTAGCCGTCGGTGCGGAAGCGCCGTTGTAAAGGTCTAATATAAATGGCCCCGTTCCAGCTTGGTTCGAGCTGACAAGATGTGCCGTAAATATGGCAAATGAACCGCCATTTCTGTTTGCAATATTTGCAAAGGTAAGCGCAACCGGCACAGTAGTGCTGTTTGTCATTGCATCACCGGAAGCATAAGGCACCACATCCGCTGGACGCGTGAGGGTTGCCGATGTTAAAGGCAGCGCATCCGATGCCGCAAGCGGAATATGAGTATTCGAGCCTATATCAACCGTGCGAACCGTTTGGTTTGCAGCCGCTGCGTCCTTAATCTGAAAATTATCAGCCATGGCTTATGCCCCCAGCTTGGTTTCAATCTCTTTGAGCAAGGCTTCTTTTTCTTCGGTGGTGATTGCGCCTTCTTTACTGAGCAGCGTTTTTGCGGATTCCATCACGCTGCGCGCTTCAGAAAGCACTGGGTTAGCGAGATTATTCGCGGCCTCCGCTTGTGAGCGCCCACGTCTTGCATAATCACCCACCTGATTACCAAACACCAAAAGCTGGTGGCATAACCCATTATCCGCATTCTTCACCGCATCATCAATCAAGCCAAAAAGCTCAAGACGTAGCGCTTGAATAGCGGTATTTTCTGCACCGCCAACGTAAGCGTCAGGCGCGGTGTGCGCGGTTTTGATGTCATCTTTGATTGTCATGTTTTTCTCCTTTAAAATTAAGCCAGCGCCATCACGATGTAGGTGCCGCCCGAAGCGTTCACCGCAGCGTTGGCCGACTTTGGCTGGAATCCTGCGTTTAAAAAATTGACCGAAACACCTGATGCTTCAGGCGCAGCCACGTTTGTGCGGAGGTAGTAATATTCCGGCGAACCGCCGCCGCTGTTTCGTGCGCGCGAATACCAGTGCCAGTTTGCCGCCACATCGATTCGCTTGATCCACAGCGTGCGCGGATAAAATGACAAATTGTCAATCACGGGACCGGTCGCAGAACCGTTGCCGGTGTAACTACCAAACCAGCTCACGCCAGGCTTGGATGCAAAAAGATACGCATTAAACCTAAAACCGCTGCGGTTCACATTTGCACCGGTTCCCACAAAAATATCGGTCGAGCTGAGCGACACAAACTCATTTGCAAAAGACGCCTGCGCGTCACTTTTATTCAACCGCAGCGAATTGCCTGCGGTAAGATTTTTGTGATACACCGCGAAATCTTCTGACGACGTATTGGCTTTTGTTATAATCATTTCTGGCACAACGCCCAGATTATGAATTAGCTGGCGGGTGGTACCATCACCCAGATAATTCTCGATAATGTCGAAAAAGCCTGGCGACTCTTTTAAAAATAACGCGGCGTAATTGATAAAGCCGTTATTCGTGTTGATTTCCGCATTCGGTCCAATCGTAAATGGGGAAAAACTTTTTCCACTTCCGATCACTTGCGTTGGCGTGTAGCCCGTTACAACCCGAAGTGGCTGTTCGACGCCGCTGGCTTTATCAAAAATCACGGCTGGATTAGAATTATACGTGTCTTTAATAATCGCCATATCCGGCGTGAACGGCGTGACGATGGTTTGATCCGCGCCGCTGCCTTGATAAAGTTGCAGCGATGCGACCTTTGGTTTTGCGGATGAAAGCAAAGCTGAAATCATGTTTTTATCCGAAGTTGCTGCCGCCGGATGAACCGTAAATCGTCGTGCCGCCATCGAAGGTGCGAAGGATGATGCGATCGACCGCGCCTGTAGTTTGCGTGAGCGCAGGTGGCGCGGAGCCTTCCCACTTCAACCCTGCAGGCCAAGCAATCGTGCGAGTCGTGACCGAGGCATCTTTCTTGCGATAAATTTCTAAAAAAGCAGCGCCCGTGGACGGAATATTGGTAAAAGACAACGCCGTGATATTCACCCCGTGTGTGAGGTTGATCACGCTGCCCAGCGACCAATCGATCGCTAAAATATCCGCTGCCGTCACGTCCTGCTTTTTGTCGCGCACATTCACTTGCAGCACGTCTTTAATTTCTTTGCCGCTGCCTTGCAGATTGTCCGAGCCATCAAACGACCAGCCCGCGACCGCCGCCAGTGCTTTACCGCTGGTGTTAAGCCATTTAATCAAACCGCTGGCAGTGGAGCTGGCAATGCCTGAAACGTCGCCTTGCTGCGGGAAAATAGACCAATCAGTGTGCGTGCCCGAGCCGATTGCGGAAATCGGTGAAACAATCAGCGTCGAGCCGGAATAACTCACCACCGAAACCAGCATTCTGAAGTTGCTTGGATCGGATGTTTTGACCGTGTTTAAAATCTGAGTTGGCATGAAAGCCTTGCCGGTGCCCACATCAAATGTGCGGTTCGAACCCGTGCCGATCGCGACCGATGACGTCGAATTCGCCGAGCAGGTCGAGGTGCCGATAATGTTGGTGAGCATCGCTGCCGTGCCGGAAATGAATCGCATCACGCGATCCCACAAACGTTCGGATGGATAACTTCCCAGCACCGGCACCACTTTTTTGTGGCCGTCGCCGGTCGTCATGGCGTCGAATGAAACATCCACGCCTTCAATTAAAATTTCGGTCATGATTCGATTACCTCTTCAAGGCTGATAGGACAGGTGTTGCGGGCATACGCTGCAAGCGAATGCGGCTCGGTATCGGAAAACCGTGCTAAAAACGCGCGCGTGCGGCGGGCGTCTTCAGGGTTTTCCATGAATAAGAACGGATCGGTCGATCCGTAATTTTCTTTCATTTCGTCTAAAATTTCGGCTTGGCTTTCCGTCAAAAACGGAATCTCGCCTTTAAAAATTCGCTTGCCGGTGTTGCGTTCGGTATAAACCGCGCCGCCTTTTGCTTCGATTTTCTCATCGCGGTTGCGATAGCCGCGCTGCGCGCCGTAGCGGAAATTATGGGCAAACTGCATGCCGTATTCAATTTTGAGCAAGCCCACTTCCACATAGCCGTCGGCATTGTCCGGATCATGGATGATGCATAATCCTGATTTGTGCACCACGTTTTCGCCTGCCCACCACAAACGGTGAAGCACTTTATTTTGAAGCTGATCGGGCGAATAGGTTCCGGCAAAAAAGCCGTCGCGCGCGAACTGATCGTCATACACTTCATACACTGGCGGCGACATGGCCATCCAGTTTGAATCCTTCACCAGCACGTCATATTCATCATCGGCAAACAAATAAAACCGAATGAGTGCGTTTGGCGCGTTGTGGCGTATAAATCCAAAAAGCCCCGCCTGCTGATCGGTTGTGCATGTCCAGCCGATTTTGGTGGATACGTAGCTAGGTTCAATGCTGCGCGCGACTTTCGATAACGGTAGCTGGCTTGCATTAGCAATCGGCCACCCCGCATTCCAGTTGCCAACATTGCTGTCGAACGTGCAGTAGCGGGTGACATCGCGCACCCCTAGAATAATATTCCCCATCTTATCCCCTAAGTGTCGCGAGCAGTACGCCTGCCAGCGGGTTGTATTGTTTCGAAAGCGTCACATAATTACGGCCAGAGGCATTTCCAAAACGCGAATCTTCGATGCGAATCGTGCTGCCCGCTAACCAAAGCCTTGCCTGGGCAGGCGCCACTTTTGCGGTGGTCTGCAAAAACTGCGAAACAGTGCCGTAATAATTGTCATAAAAACCGAGCATCACCTGCGCTGCGGCTTCGTCGCGCAAACGACTTTCGATTTCGATTTGTTGTGCCAACGGAAACTGCGTAAGCACACCGGCGCGATCTTTGGAAAGCTGGAGAAAATCTTTCCCGTAACGTTCGCGTTTATCCGGATCCACGCTTCCGGCGATTGACGCGCCTTGCTGAATCGTCGCATTTTGTGCGTATTTTAATGTCACTTTACTGGTCGGCATCCCGCGCGTGCGATCGGTCGGTGTGATGCGCGCGCAAGAAATCATGTCACACACCCCGTCGCCGCCCGACTTGGTTCCATCCAGGCGTTTAAGCGTGAGCAGCGGCTCAGCCTCAGGCGATGAAATTCGCACCGCCTGAAACACGTTGTTTGCATCGGGAAGCAATGTTGCGTTGATCGATTTAAGCAGCGTTTGAATATGCTGCAAATAACTCACATCGTTTTGCACATGCTCGCCCACCACATAATCGCCCAGCGCGCCTAGCGCGGTTAGCGACGCAAAACCGATGCGCGAATCCGGCACGCCCGCTTCACGGAGCCTTGCCGGAATAACATCGCGCAAAAACTGCTCAGGCGTAGCCGCATCCAGCGTGGCTGAAAGCGGTTTGGAGCCAGTTTTTAAAAGCGAAAGCGTCGGGCAGTGCACCACACGTCCCGCCGCAGGGGTTGCGGCAATCAGCGCAGCTAAATCGGCAACCGGTGCGTCCGCTGGAACGATCGTTCCGGCGTCACGAAAATCACCGACAAACGATGCCGGTGCAAAACTGCCGTCTTTTTTCCAGCTGTAGCCGAAAATTGAAAGCGAGCCATTCACCGCCACCGGAGATAAATTGAACTGATACCCCGAAAGGCGGGGTTTGAGCCTTCCTTTAATATCGGTTGCCGTGCCTTCCGTATAAATCGTAGAGCCGTCATTGGTGCCCGCAAAGGTCGCGGTCAGCATCGGTTTGTTTAATTCATATTCCGCCCCGCGCAATTTCACCTGCGCTTCGGTGTTAGACGGAAATTCAATGCCTTCAGCGATGCCGAAAAAAACTTCTTCAAAATCGTTGTACGGCGAAAATTCATCGCCGATCAGCAACCGGCAATTAAACCCGAAACCCACATTCGCGAGATAATCAAACTTGCCGGTGTTCGGGAAACTAAAGTTTCCCGCGTTGGTGTTACCGGTTAAAATCGCGCCGTTATCATCGACAATGCTTTGCTCAAACCACGCCACGCCGCCCGCTGCGCCTTCGTAATGCCCAGGCGCGGTGACGTGATTATATCCACGCCCCGTACTCAGGCGCACCACATCCAGCGTGCCCAGCGCGTCGATTGCGACCGTAATTTCAATCAGCAAAATATTCATGCGCGCGCCGCCAACACTTGTGAACGCTGCGCGATACTTGCAAATGAACCAGCTAAGTTTCTTTGCAGGCTGATCTGCTGATCACCCGATGCTATTTGCACGCGGATCAACTCTTGAATGTCCGAACGCAAGCCGCGCACTTCGCGCTCAAGCGAACGGTTATCGTTCACCGCCAGCGGCGTCACGGTGGACGGCTGCCCAAGCTGCATAATTTCAGGGCCGCGCTCACCGACTAAAAACGGACTATTCACCGGCGTAATACCGCCATTTGCAAAGCCTGGAATCCCCGCGTTTTTAAGCAACATGGATGCCTGCAGCGAAGCAAACGTGTTGGTTTCAAAAAACGCTGAGCGCCGACCGCCGCCAGGCACCACGCCAGGCGTCAGCGATGCGAGCAACGCTTCGGTTGAATCATACAGCCCCGCCGCACGAATTTTATCCAAATTGCGAATGACGATTTCATTCGGATTGTTCGCCGAAAACGCACCGCCCGCATATTGTTCAGGAATGCCCGCAGTCGATGCCGACGGCTTCACGTTGATCAGCTTGCCGATCTGATCGGACAAACCGGAAAACCCGCCTTGCAGCACTGCAATTTCACGATCCGCAGCCGTCAGCAACTGCTGCTGCAAACTTAACTGCCGATCGGCGGTACCCTTCACCGCCTTCAAGCCCGAATCGAGCAGGTCAAAATCCTGCGCGTAGGCTTGATTATTCCCCGTCGCGTTAAACGCTTTGGACAGCGACAAAAACTGCGAGCCAAAACTATTAAGCTCGGTCGCCGCGCCAATATCGCCCAGCTGCCCGCGCCCGATTAAATCGCGTACTTTGGCCTGCGCCTCGCGATATTGCAGCTCCGGCGAAAGCGGTGAAAGCTCGCCAAAGCGAAGTCCGTTGTAGGTTTGCTCGAGCTGCTTGGACAGCCCCGCCCAGTTATCGACCAGCTTGGCCATTTCCTCGCGCTGCGATTGCAAGCGGGTGAGGTTTTCACTGGCAACCGGCGCGGTCTGCTGCTCAATTTGCAGCAACTTCAATTTATGCAGCAACTCGACCTGCGCGAGATCGCCTTGCACCGCCAGCGCATCCACGCGGTCTTGCTGGTAGCGATCCACTTCCGCTGCGATCGCCGCCGCGCGCGGGTTGGTGATCGACAAAATACTGCCGCCCACCGCCTGGTTAAACTGCGCCGCAAACGCCGCGTTCACTTTTTCCACCGAAAGTCCAAGCCTTCCAGCCGTGTCCGCCGTTTGCTTCAGCGCCGCTTCAAGCTGCGAAATCTTTGCCGGTGCCTGCCCGAGCTTGTCGAAGCCAGCAGCAAAATTCAAATCCGAAATCGCCTGCTCGGTTTTGCTAAAATCAATTTTTTCAATCGCGGTTTTTACCGTCGCGCTCGCGTTGCCAAGTGCGCTCAGCTCTGTGGTGAGTGATTTTAATAACTCGCCCGCATCTTTAAATGATTTTTGCGCGCCACCTTCAAAATTATACGAAAGCCCGTCGCGGTTACCGACCTGCAAATTGAGCTTTCCGGCGTTATCCGCGCCAAGTATTTTTGCAACCTGCGCGGAAATTCCAGCTAAGCTGGTCACCGCATCATAGTTTTCCTGACTGAATTTCTTGCCAGTTAAACCCGTGCGCCCGACCACTTCGCCGGTGCTTAAATCGACAAGGCCGGTTTGCAATTTGCTCGACGGCTTGCCGCCGCCAAACAGCGAGCCAACACCGCTGCCGAGAAATGATCCCACAAAAGAACCAAGCGGACCAGCTATCGCAGTGCCGATGATGCCGCCCGCCGTGCTACCAATGCTGCTGCCTATTGAGTTACCAAACACTGCGCCACCGAGCAACCCACCGCCGAGTCCGGCAAGGCCTGCACCTGGTGTAAATTTACTCCCAAGATTAAAAGCGGTGCTTGCAGCCTGATAATTTCCGGTCAAGCCAAACACCGCGTTATTTGCTAACATTCCGAGATTCGAGCCACCGCCGCCGAGCGCTCCCGCTGCGGAAAATATCTGACTCGGCGAAATACTTCCGAGGAAACTTCCACCGCCTGCGCCAGCTACGCCACCAGCCGATCCGCCACCACCACCAATGCCTGCAAAAATCGGGGAAATCAGCGGGCGAATAATCCACGCCGCCGCCGCTTCCGCCGCCACGCGCTTGGCAATGCTGCCGAGTGATTCAAAGCTGAATTTGCCTTCCACCAGCATGTCGGCCAGCGCGTCTTGCACATTTTCAATGCCGCGCACCAGCGGAGCCATAGCGAGTTTGTTCGCCTCTTCCATTTCTTTGGCGCGCTGCTTGGCGTTTTCCTGCTCAGTATTCCATTTTTCCTGCGCCGCCACCGCCGCCTTGATGCGGGCTTCCTGCTCGCCGGTGAGCTTGATGCCTTCGCGCTGCGCGATATTTTGCGCTTTGCTCACCGCCTCAATTTCTTTGCGCGTCAGCGAATCGACCTGCAAAAGCTGATTTTGTTTTTCTAGGCTCGAAATATATTCGCCCAGCTCGTCGTTATCTTGCTTGCGTGCCGCCGCTAACTTCGTGCGGCCACTCGGCGTTTCAGGGTCGTTATCGTTAGTCGCGCTTGAAACGGCGGCTTTTCGTTTATCCTGAACAGATTTAAAATCTGCCACGCGGCGATCAAGCTCGGCTTGCAACACCGCCTGCTCTTTTCGTATTTGCGCGATCTGGTCGTTATTGGCGCGAATCCCAAACCCATTTGGATTGGTAAATCCTTTATTTTGATTTTCGCGCTCTCTGATTTGCCCTGTTTTATCGGCAATCTGGCTGATTAAATCCGCGTCTTTTAACGCTTGTAAATTGCCTGCAAGCTCAAGCAGTTTATCGGAAAGACTGTCAATGCCGCCCGCAATATTATTGATAAAATTAGTGAATGCGCCTTCGGAATTGAGCCATTCGCCAAACGCTTCAAACGCGTCGCCAACCGAATCACCTAAATTATCCCACGCACCGGCAAGGCCGCCTGCCACCGCCTGCGCCGCGCCGCCAACCTGCCCTTTGAGCGTGTCTAAAATAATGCCTTGCGCTTTAAGCAGCTCACCGCTTTCAACCAGCGCTTCAATCTGGTCTTTTTGCGCGACGGTGAATGTCACGCCCACGCGCGTCAGCGCCGTGATGCCTTTGATCGGGTCTTCCAGCGCCTTGCCCAGCTGCGTTGCGGAACTTGAAACATCCCCGCCAAACACTTCCGCTAGATCCGCCGCCAGCGAAATCGCGGTGGTGAATGTGTCGCCCGAAACGGATTTAAACGTCGCGAGCGCCGCCGAAGCCTGATTTAAATTTTCTTTAGTAAAAAACGTCTGGCGCTCGAGCGCGTCATTAAACGCGGTGATCTGCTGCGCGGTCAAACCCGCCGCACCGCCGGTCGCCTTTAAAACCCCAGCAAGGCGCAATTGCGATTTTTCCGCTTCCGCAAACGCCGTGAGCGCTTTCGTTGCCGCGCCGGTGATGATCGCAAAACCCGCCGCAACGGTCACACCAACGGGGCCAAATGCCGAAAGCACGTTGCCCAGCGCGCCGCTTTGCCCAGCAAGCTGCCCCATTTTGCCGTGCAGCTCATCGCTCGCGGCACCAAGTGCTTTTAAACCTGCGCTTGGCTCTTTGCCCGCCGCCGTGATTTTTCTAAGCGCAGCTTCCCCTTCCTTGCCAATCCCCTCGAGAGCTTTCTTTACTTTTTCGCCATCGGCCACAGACAGGCGTATAACGATGCCTTTTTCAGCCATAAAAAACCTCGATAAATATTTTTAAAATTACTGCCGCTCAGGAATCTGTTCGAGGCGCGCTTTTAAAGAATTTACTAAAAAGGATTCCGCCGCTGAAATAGCTGACGGAAGATCGATGCGTTTTTGAACTCGCACAATCGGAACAAGAATAAACATTATGACGCTAGCCAGCCCACGCCCCGTAGCTATTTGCTTGTCAGATGCTTTTGTAAAACCACCGCGTTTGCCTTTTCTTTGGCGCTGATCTTTAGCAATTAAAAAGCCCAGCTTTGCCGTTTTTTTAATAAGAAACAGCTCGCCAATAAACGATTCGTAAAGATGAGGCGTTGGTTTTTTACCGTTTATTCTTTTGGGCGCGGCAGCAGTAGGAATTGCAAGAAATTTTCCATATTTTCCACGAATCACCGAGCCTAGCAAATAAGCTCGATGAATATGTGGAGATTTAGAATAAACGGTACCGGCTGCTTCTAAAGAGTTTTTGTTTTTAGGATAAACCGCGCTACGCCAAGTATTTGCCAGTTTGTCGCCTAATTGTGCCGAACGCGTTTGGCTGCGAAGTTCCTGTTTTAAAGCTTCTGCTGCTTCTTTTACTGAATCTTGAACAATCTTTTTCACGCCGTCCGTTTGCGCTTTTAAAATAGCGGTCAAACTTCCGTCGATCGCGGCTTTAAAAAACATATTCCCTCATTATCTCGGTGGAATCCGCGCATAGACCGCGCTCATATATTGCAATGCATCCATTAGCAGCGCTGGCTGCTCCGAAGGTGCGCCCGTGCAAGGAAGCATGGGCGGCGTCTGCCGATAAAAACCCCATAAATGCACGAGATCATGCGTCCAGGACGCGGTGATCAGGCGCGGGTTTTTTTGGTAGATTTCCCCTTCGATTTCGCAGCCACTTTCGTCGAATTCCCATCCGTCGAATTCTTCAGGTCTAGCTGCGAGCCAGACAGCGCATGCAAGTTTTTTCTTTGCTCGGGATCCAAAATCATCAAGCCTTGAATAAACCCGCCAAGCTCCTGCAAATGCGCCTGCGGAATATATTGCAGCGAATCTTCGCTCAATTTCCCTTCGGCGCGCACCAGTTGCGGCAAATGATCAGCTTTGATCACAAACAGCTGCACCGCAATGAGTGGGCTCATCGCGTTGTAAAAGCTGCGCTTGCCAAGCAAGCGTGAATATTCAGGGCTAATGTCGCGAATCTGCTCTTCAATCAGCGCCAGCTGTGCTTCGTCTTTTTCCGGCGCGTCCAAAATCGCAAAAATTTCTTCGTGCTGATCTTGCGCCGTGTATTTTTCCACGCTTGCGCGCAGCTCGCGGGCAAACTCGTCGCGGGTCACAAACGTAACACCATGACCAATCAGCTCGCGGGTGTACCGAGCGCGATCAAACACGCTCGGTACTTTCACGTGATACACCGGCTTTGGCAGCTCATCGCTGGCCAGAATCGGCGTGTATTGCATCACTTCGCTCGTGTGTAATGGAATGCTCATGACCTACCACACCGTCAAAAACACGCCCGCATCGGGGCCGGTGGCCGCAAACGGAATATTCACATTCAATTTGCCGTTTCGATCACCAATATTGTTATTGGTTTGCAAAATTTTCGGCGCGGTAAATGCAAGTCGGTTGCCTGCGGTTTCACCGTATCGCCCGTGCAGCATCATCGTTGTGCCGGCGCGGAACTTGGTGATCAAATCTTGCGTTGCAACTGGCGTTAAAAGCGGATCGGCCTGACCGGTGATATTGCGCGAAACAATCTCGCCAATATCATAGCCTTCTAGCTTGTTTGGATTTTCCGACGACACCACGTTGTTGCCGTAATTGAACGACGCGGCAGAAATCGCGCGCTCAATGCGGTCAAGCAGGAACTTGCCGTTTTTGTACGGCACCGGACGACCCAAATCATAGGTCGCAGCCGGATTCGCAATATCGGCGTAGCCCGCAAAAATACCGGTGAAGTTGAACTCAGCATACGCAACGCCAGCGGTGTTAAACGTCAAATTCACCGTGCCGCGTGCGCCTACCATCTTGAATACGGAACCGTCATGGTGGCCGTAAATCGTCAGTGATGGAATCGAGGTCGAGCCAGGCTGATAACGCACATTTGGCGGAATCTGGTAATTGGTGGTGGCAACCAGCGAACCGCCCAGCGTGTCGGTCAGGGTTGCGTTTTTTGCAGCAGTGTAATCACTGATAAACGAAGTGCCAGGCACCGCGCCGGTAAATACAATCGGCATGCCGCGATAAAGCTGCGCCGTGCCAACTGCAGACGCACCCAAAACCGCAAGAAAAGCCGAACCGCCCGCTGCCAAGGCTTCAGGTGCAGCCGGAACCCCCGTTGCGGTAAGCGTTTCAGCAATGCCGCAGGCTTTCATCAGCTTGCCCCATTCAGGCGCAACACCAGCCGTGCCGGTGCCTTTGAGCGCCACACGGAAGCTGTAGCTCATCGTCATGCCGCTGGCGATCGGGCCTTGACCATCAAGCGAATTGCTCACTTCATTGGTTTCAGCAAAATTCGGGTTAAAACTTGGAACTGGATTTTCGACCAGCACCGCATCAGTGTTTCCCACCGGAGAGGCATCTACGCCTTCCGTTCCTTCAATTTTCGCCAGAATAACTGAGCGACGACTCATCATGGATGGCATAGTTTATTTCTCCTTCTAAGAAGTTTTTTTGGTTGCGGGCGCAGCGACGGTTTTGTCGTCGCTGGTTTTTTCTAAAGGTTTCACCACCGGCGCTTCAGATTCATGCACGACCACGCTTTGTGGCTGCGTAGCGCGGTGGGACGGAATATTTTCGGGGTCAGACATGTCTTTTTCTCCAAACAAATTAAAAAAAATGGGCGAGCATTGCTGCCCGCCCAGCCATAACAACGGGAGGGTAATAAGGACACTTGGAGGAGCCGTCAGCGACGACTAGCGACCAAGTGGGAGCGCAGCCGAAGCGGCGCTTGAGCAAAAATAATTACGGCACCAGCGTAAATGGATCCCCAAACGCCGTGCTATATTTAATCACAAAGGGCATCGAAAAAAACGAAAGCGGCGTCTGGCCTTCTTCATTGGAAACCACCACCGAACGTTCACCTTCTTCAATATCATAACATAATCCGCCAAGCGTAAAATCCGCCAGCACCGCCTGCACGATCTGCCCGCATAGCCGGTTGATCAGCGTGCCGGTTTGTGCATCCCCGATCGGCGTGACATATCCATCCACCCGAATCGATAAAAAATTCTCGACGCGGCCTGTGTTTTCATACGACACGGTGATATCGCCGTCATACAACACCAGCGTCGGAAAGCGTGTCACCGCTGCATCGCGGTTGCGCTCGATATATAATTCTTCATAGCCAGTAATACCGGATAGTTTTTCAAAAACCGCCAATACAATCTGCTCGCTGATAGGCTCACTCATGGCCGAACCTTATCCACATCAAACCGATAAAACACTCCTGCATCATCTTTGAGCGCAGTGCGAACCTTGTAATACACCTCGCCGCGTTTGATGATATCGTCTTCTTTTGGCGTTATTCCGGCAAGCTGATCACCGGATATTTCAATACGAACTGCGTCCTGCGCGGCAGAAAGACCGGAAAACCCGATTTCCTGCCGCACATCACTAATTAGCATACGAACCGAAACTTCCGCCCCCACCTTCGGCGCATACACCCCCGCTTCGGACATATTCGCATCCAAAGACAAGGTTGCAGCGAGCTGAGTAAAAGCGGTCATAAAAAATTAGAAGGATCCGTTCAAACGAACTTTGCCAAGAATTAAACCGGCAGTCGAAGCCACCGCAGCTACCGCAACACCGATCAAGGTGTTACCAGCTGAAGTCGTGGTGCAAACTTTATTGGTATTATCCCAGTAAATCTTTGCACCCACCGTCCACGCTTGTGAATCGGCTTTATCGAGTTCAAAAACGCCGGTGGTAACGCCTTCAACTTCCGCGCCGTTTGCAGCAGTGCTTGCAGCCACCGCAAAAATAGAGCCGACTAAGAAACCTTTACCAGAATTCACCTGATACGGTGCAGTCAGCGTCAACGTTTCGCCTGTTTGAATAAAATTCTTCATAAAAAACCTTTCTGTAAAATAATGAACCAACAAAAAAGGCGGGTTTTAAGCCCGCCTTTTCGTGTCGCTTTAATAAACGTGATTATACGCCTGGGTTTTTGACAAGACCGCGATGATCGATCGGAGCCGCTGCAAAATCATTGCGTACTTTGATCTGAATACCATCCACATCAAAACCAATCTTGGTTTCGATATAGGCGCCGACCTGACCTTCAAGGTAGCAATACTCAATCGTATCAATCGCACCATTTGCTGCTGCCGCATACCATGGATTGAGCGCAACACCGTCAAGGCGCGGCTCGACGATGAGCTGCATGGATCCGGCAAACGGATTATAATCCGCTGCTTTTCCGGCCAGAATCTGTGTGTTAGCAAGGAAGGACTGGCCTTCCGCTTCACGCGCCGCAGGCACAATCAAATACGCCAGTTGCAAATTTAAAATCGTGCCGTTCGGGCCAGTCTGCGTGCGAGCCAAGCGACGTAATTCATTGAGCGTGGTCACGGAAATCGCGCCGCCAGTGCCGAGGTTTTTATGCGTTGCATGAAACAGCGCAACGCCGTCGGCAAGGTTTGGATTGTTTTTAAGAATATTATACACAATATCCGATTCAAGCGCAGCGGCGGAAGTTGCCATCGCAGCAGGCACGCGGGTAAACACCGATTGATCGTCATTGATAATCGCCTGACGGGTGATCGGCACGATTTTACCGTAAGATGCCAGCGCATATTCTTCTTTCTGATCGCTGAAAGAACCGCTTTTGAACTCACCGTTTTCGTTCACTTTTTCAAGTGCCGGCGCATCCGAAAGCTGTACGCGGGAATTAATCTTGAAATCCGGCGCAGTTACCTGACGTGCCCAGGCGGTAAAGGTTCGCGGTGCTGCTTCATAGGCAATACGCACGGTTCTATTTGCCACGTTCGCAAGGATTGCAGGAAAATCGCTGGTGGTGTGCGAACCGGCGCGCTGCAGCATCAAGCCCGCCACTTCTGAACGGCTAAGACCACGCACTTTCACACCTTGATGCGAAAGCACTTCACGGCCAATTTCAGTCAGCGCCATGCCGCGAAAATCTTCACCGCCACCTTCTAACTTGAATTTGGTTGGATCATAACGGTGCAAAATGGCCGATTCAATCGCACGGCCCATCTTTTGATTATCTTCTTCACCCATACGCACGGTGGTAGTGATGTTTTCTTGCTGGCTGGTCAGCGTGTCGAGCACTTTAGCGCGAACACCATCAATCGTTTCACCTTTTTCAATCGCAGTGTTTTCGATTGTAGCCAGATTTTTATCCAGCGATGGGTGCGAAGTGCGGGTTTGTGTTATCAAAGCGCGAATGCTTTGAATGCGAACCAGCTCCGCAGAGCGAGCTTCGCTGGCAATCTGCTGCTCATTCACCGCAGGCGCGGCTGCTGGCTGCGTTTCCGCCACACCGGAGGATGCAGCGGTAGTTACGTTTGGATTAGACATAGTTTCCTCGTTGGTTGTGGAAGGCGCTTGCGCCGACCGGTTGATAGTTTCGCAGGGAAATAGTGTTTCTGCTGCGCGCACGCCTGCGCCTGCGTCAGCTCCAATCGGGACGAATGAAATCTCATACGGCTCCCAATCGGTAATTTGATAGACCGGCACTTCACCATCGCGGCGAATAATCTCGCGCTGATGCACGATGTAGCCAACCGATACATTTCGAATAATTTTATTTTCAATTTTGCGCGCGATAGATTCATTCTCACCGCCTGCATCCACGCTCAAAGTGGCAAGGCCTTGACCCTTTTCAATGCGCGCCGATTCACCGCGCACCGCGCCAATCACGCTTTCCAGCGAATAGCTTGAATGGCTATTAAGCACCGGTGCGCTGCCGGAAGTCAGGCGCTCCATGCGAATGGACGATGGTTCCATCACCAGCACTTCGTCATAATATTCGCGGTTTTGATAATCATAGCGACGTACCGCCGCACCGGTTGACCACACCACATCGACTTCAATGGTGCCGCTGTCTGAATTTTTGGCAATAGCGCCTATTTCCGCCTTGCGTTGCTGCAAAGGCATCTGCTGTGAAACACTCATGAAAAACTCCTAAGATTGCGTGTTATTGGTATTATTGAATTGATAAATACCGCTTTGCGACACGTTGCGTGGATCCGAATCAACAATCACTTTGGCAGAATCGAGCTGCTTATTGGTTTCGGCAATTTCAGCAAGCTGCTCGTCAGGATCGTAGCCTTGTTTGTCCACCATTTGTTTCCAAGTTTGCATGCCAGCGCGGGTCAGCAGAATTTCGGCTTGCGCGTCTTTGATCGGATCCACCATATCCATCGGCGGCGGCATCCAGTCGGTCGGCGCATCAATATTATCAATCATGCCTGCGATCGCAGCCGTTTCATACACGCGCTTTTGAATCGCATGGCAAAGACGAAAGCAATATAGCTGATACTGCACCCGCTCAATACTGCGCTTAAAACCAAGACCGCCTGCGCGCAGCGACGAATAATTCGCCTGACTCAAATCACCGGTTAAGCGATCATAAGTGGTCAGCAATCCCGCCGCCACTTCATGCAGCTTGGAATTCACAAACGGCGAATATTCACCGTCCGAAGAAGGCGATCCAAACTCGACATCTTCGTTTGCCTTCAAATAGCCGATCATGCCAGGCTTCATTTTTTCAATGCGGTCGCCGCTTTTCTTGTCCACCTCGGCATTGCCCAGCGGGCTGCTGGCATCACCGGCTTGCTTAACAAACGCGACAAAACATGATGCAATTTTTTTACGCATCAATTCCGCGTCTTGATAATCCGCCAAATCTTTCAGGCGTGTGATCACAGGATAAAACGCTGTCACGCCACCAGGTTGCCCTGGGCGCGTGCGGCGAAACACATGAATAATGTCTTCCGCCGGAATCCGCACGGATGCCAGCGTCGAATAACTCGATAGGTTGCCAGGATGCTCTTTGTGCATCCAATACGCAACGCGCTTTCCAAACACATTATACTCAATACCTTGAATGATGCGGTTACCCACGCCTTCGTTATTTTTCAGCGTATCGAGATAATCAGCTTCAAGCACTTCAATTTGCAAAGGGATTTTCAGTCCATCCGAAGCATAGCGGTTGCGAAAACGCACAAACACTTCGCCGCTTTCAAATTCCGATCCAGCAATGAGCGATTGCAATCCGCCAAAATCATTCAGGCCTTCAGGGTCGCACTCATTCGACCAGCGTTTCCATACTTCTTTGTATTTTTTGCGTTCATCCGCAACCAGTTTCACGCGCGGCACGATCCCCGTGCCAATGACATAATTGTGATAATCCGACACCGCCTTGGTCGCATACGGATTATTGCGAACCAAATCGCGCGCACGATCGCGCAGTTTTCCTCGCGCACCAAACATTTCGGCACTGGCCGAACTCGAAGCCGTCACCCAGCCATCCGTGCGGCGGCCACTGGTGGCACCATCATAGCCGCGCAACAATTCTGCCGCATGCTGCATTTTTATACGAGCAATCATGCGGCGCGCGCCGGTTTCAGGCGCAATGCTACCAATCAGCTTGTCGAGCCACATGTTATTCCCTCTCAAAGCTGGCAAAATTCACACGGTTATTTGTGGATGAACCCGAGCTTGCTTGCGTTTTTAAATGTGAAATCACCGTTAACGCCTGCTCCGGCGTGATATACTGCACTTCTTTTCCTTCGTGCCGAACGCGGGAAACCCCGCTGGCAAGCTGGTTTTGTAGCGCATCAATTTGTTCTTGAATCGTGGCCATTATAACCATTCTCCTTTATCGGGTATCCAATCAGCGTCAGCCGTTTTGGCCGACGTATTTTGGTTTTTGTTATCCTGTTTTTGTGCAAGCGGACTTGCAAACATATCCACCTGACCATGCTCGGGTGGGCGCTCTTTTTCGATACGCAACTTTTCCCACATTTCATCATCCAGCCGGTGCGTCATGATCAAATAATCCACCATCGCCATGTTATAGATGCGGCAATCGTGAAAATGGTTTGGCCTGCCGTTTGCATCCCATTCTTTTCGGGTTTTGCCGTTTTTCGTTATTTCTTTGAGCGCTTCTGCCGTGAGCTGCTCGAAATATTGCTGGTCATGCTGCTTGGAAAAGAAACAAAACCCTGCCGGAAACTGCTCTTCGCCGCTTGCAATACCTGCTTTACGCAAATTGGAATAGAGCTCCGATTTCAAAGACCAGGTTCCCACCGGCCATAAATTCACCCCACCTGCCTGCTTTTTGCCATTCACCGTAATTTCTTGCTTGGTAGGCGTTCCAATCGAAGGGTGCAACCATCCTGCCATCCCCTTCACCGGATACGTCCACGGGTGCCGTTTCGACCAGCTATAGACCTGCCCTGCAAGATACCCCGAATCGACGCCATAACACACAATCTCACGCAAATTTCCAAACGCGTCGGGATATTTACGTTTGCGTACCTCGTCGAGCTTCTTCCACACTTCGTCGGATGGATCAGACGGATCGCCTTCGATAAATCCAATATCAATCGACCAGCTGCGTTTCGCAATGCCCCAGCCCACCACTTCATAATAAATACCGTTTTTCTGCACGTCGCTCGCGCCAGTGATCAGCACCACGCCAGGCGGAACCGTTCGCATCGCATATTCCGAGCGGCGCTCCATGAGCCGCTCCCAGTCCGGCGCATCACCGCGCTCTTCCCATGCTTCACCCAGCGACAAATTCACAAATGCCACCAGCTTGCGCGGATCGTCTTTGGCATCCAAAAACTTTTCCGCCATCTTGTCCCAGGTCGTGACCGGCGAATACAGCGCGTTGATGTGAAAACTGGGCTGGCGTCCTTCGTCAGCGTTTTCCGCAATCCACTCGGCACCTTCGAGGTGCTCGGCGGTCTTGCGTTTTAACATTTGATCTTTGTAGTAATGCTCAATCAGCACGCCGCATTCCGCACACGCATATTTTGCCTGATACGGCGGCGTCGCATTAAATTTTAATCCGCCCCTGCCGCGTGCATCGGGAAAAAACCGCAGTACTTGCTTAAACCCACAATGCGGGCACGGCACATGATAACGCCGTTTGTCGCCCTCTTCAAACCCACGCCATATCCGGCTCATGCCTTTGATCGTCGGCGTCGAAGCGCGATACGATTTTGCAAGCCCTGAGCGTGTAAAGCTCGTTTGGCGTTCATCCACCAGCTTGTCCGGATCACCTTGGCCATCCACATCGGTTGGCCAGCGATCCCATTCTTCCTTCACCGTGTAGCGAATGGACTTAGACGAAATATCCACCGAGCTGTTCGCGCCGGTGATAACCCAGTAGCCATTGGCAAACGATTTAAACAAAGTGGTCGAAGCGCCATCGCGTGATTTTTGATCGACGATGATCTTTCGAATCTTTTCCGTCACCCGAATGCTGGGCGAAAGTTTTTCTCGCACCCATGCCTGCCCTGCCTGAATGGTCGGGTGCACCATCAAGGTCGGCCCTGGAAACTGATCTGCGATATACATCATCCAGTTCAGCCCAACTTCTGTGCCGCCCACCTGCGCCGATTTTGCAAATGTCACCGTTTCGCATGGATGCCATGGCGATAAACATTCCATGATTTCCACTAAAAACGGAAATCGCTCATTATCCCAGCGCCCAGGATTCGCCGAAGCCTCGGCAGGCAGCACGCGATACTTTCCCGACCATTCGTCGAGCATGATCATTTCCGGCGGCAAGATTGCATCGGCAATCACCGTTTTTAAAAACTGCATATCCTGCATGGCTACCCGATAGCCTTTGCCGTTTCATGCAACACGCGGCGAATTTCTTCTTCGAGTGCTTGACGAATCAATCGTTCATCGGTCATCGGTGCCAGTTTGGACGCCGCCTGAGCCGGAATATTCAGCAGCGCATCACGCAACGCGCGAAACACGTTGCGCGTGGTGTTTGCCACTTCTTCTTTTTCCACCACCGCGCCTTGCTCGCGCAGCAGCTGCAGGCGTTGCAGTTGCAACTGCACCCCTTCGCGCTCAGTGCGAAAACTTGAAAAGCTCGGCGACGCCGAATTTTCTTCTTCACCCTCCGCAGGCGCTGCCATCACCGGTGCCATCATGCGCTGCTCAAGATCGAGCTGCTCACTTGCCACCACTTTGCGAAACCCCTTTGACGGATCCGCGCTTTTTTCCATTGCCGTGATTGCTTCCATCACCGGCACCATGCCATCCTTCATCGGGATGCGCTTGGATTTCACCAGTTTGTAAATGTACTGCCTGCTGGGTGCTTCCTTAAATCGTTTTGGCATCAACAAAGGCAACGCACGCGCAAAATCCGCCTGCGACAACAGATTCACTGCATCCATAAAAAACCAGTAATTCCTTTATTTTTTAAACCTATCGGTAAACCAAAAAACCACCGCAGTGACAACCCGTCGCTAACGGTAAACCCAAACTCAAAAAAATCCGCACTAGCCCTTTCCCGCGCTTTGCCTACCCGCTTAAGTTTTAGGTCGGGGAAGGACCCAAAGGGTGGGTGTATGGCACGCTGTCACCGGCTATGGCTGGGCTTTTGGCAATAAAAAACCCGCTTGGTTTCCCAGCAGGTTTGTTTTGGTTACAGTTCTAGTATTCGGCAGGTATAGCAAGCCTTTTTCGTTTTTTCAAGCAAAATCTAGTGTTTCAAGACCATGGGGTTTTTGCGACAGAAAAATCTTTCAAGTAATACTCGACAAACTTCGCCAATAAAAGCCGCTCATACAGCATGAATAATCCATCCACCCATTCCGAATAAATCGAACGGTTAAAGTTTATGGTTTCTGCTGATAAAATCGTAATCAGCCTGCATAAAACAGGGTTTTTATTTTTATCCCACACCATTGCAATCGCGCCATTGGTTCTACGCATTGGTTGGATTATCGGCTTTGCCCCGCGCATCCAATCCGGCGGCTGATCCATCAGCGCATGCTTGAAAACAAGCGCAGGCTTGTTGAGTTCATCGTATCGCTTTTGCTTTTTCAATTCCGCAATGATCTGCTTGAGCTGCAAATGCACGGTCATCGCATCGGGGTGAAGCGCGCCGCTTGCCTTGCCCGACCCATCGATGCTGGTGCCAAGCATGCAGTTGTTCAGCACACGGCACACGCCATCACCCGATACACCCCGCACTTCGAGCCCCGCCCATTCCGCTTCGATGCCATACAGCCCCGCACCTGAATCCACAATCACATGCGCCTTTTGCTGCTGATACACCCAGCGCAGCAGGTTGATGATATCGATTGGTTTCTTTGCGGATGATTGCACCATGTATCAACTTTCTAGGGTTTATGCGGGGTTGGGATAGTTTGGGAGGGTTATGGGAGGGTTTGTTTTGAAATCGCCTATATTTTATTATTGTTTTACAGTTGTTTATAATTCTATGGGAGGGTTGGGAGGGTTACCGTAGGTTACGCGCGTGAGAAAACAAATTGCTCCTGTATATCCCTCACGTGCGAGCATAGGGGAAAACCCTCCCAACCCTCCCATAAATCAAACAAAACCATGAATTATATAAGTAATTCGCAATCTCAAACCCTCCCATAAGCCTCCCATACCCTCCCAACCCTCCCATAAAAACCGTTGCAATTTTGCTACAAAGGCAAAACTTGCCTGTTTTTTGTGCAAGGGGGTGTGGGGGATTTTTACAACACTGCATGAGTTTGCTCCTTCGACTTATCCGGATCATACTCATCAAGGATGAAAAGCCCCTTCCATTGAATGGTGCTCGACTTTAATTTTTCATATCCCTTTTCCAGCATGCGTTTGCCGAACGCCGTTTGCGTGATCGGGGATGCACCATTCTCATCACACCACATTTCATACGCTTCAAATAGCTTGGACGCGCGCACCGAGCAGTTCATCATCTTCTTGGTGCCCGACTCAAGAAACTGCCCGACCGGATCATTCTCAGCGCGATATTCCGCCGTTGCCGTCACAATCGCATCAGGAGCGCTTAGCTTTTCTTTGCGCCAGAACCAGCAGCCATTGACCAGCCAGCTCATAATCAAATCGGCTTCCGCGCGCAATTTATCGGGCAGCAAATGGTCGCGCTGCTCGAGCGGAATCATCACCTTGAACGGCACCAGCAGCAAGCGCCGCCAGATACCATCGTCCTGCCCGCGAATCGTAGGCTTATTGTTAAACGCAAGACACAGTTTGAATTGCGGCTTGAAATCGAAAAAGCCTTTGTTCAAATGCCGCGTGGATATTTCTTCCGAACCCGTGAAGCTCTTCACGCGGGATTCTGAAAGCCGAGCGCCTACTTCCGGCTCGGACGCCATCACCAAGCGCGTGCCAGGCAAGCGCGCGATGTCGGGTGATGCGGCAGCGCCGTTGTTGCGATCTTGATAAAGCAGCGAATCGATCGGGATGATCTTCGAATAATCCCCGAAAATATATTTCATCAAATCCATCAGCGTGGATTTTCCGTTCGAGCCGCCGCCTTGGAATAACACAAGGCACTGCTCAGTGGTGAGCCCCGTCAGGCAGTAGCCAAAATATTTTTGAATAAACATTCGCACGTCTTCGTCCGGCAAAATCGTTGCCATGAAGCGCTCAAATTCCGTCGGTGCAGGCGCGTTGTCCTTCCACGATGCGTTCGCCACGCGAGTGATCATATCTTCGCGCTTGTGCGGGCGAATCCCCGCTTCCACATTAAACAAATCAATCGTGCCATTTTTCACGTTGAACAAATTCACCTGCGCGTCGAGCTCAGAAACATTGTGCGTCAAATACGGCTCAGCCACATTCAGCATCGAGGCGAGCTTTTGCGAGTTGCCCGTCTTCACCGCATAACCGCGATGCGCGCGAATAGAAGCCTGCAGCGTCTTTTTCTTTTCTTCGTCGGTGGTTTTTGCGGCTAAATCTTCCAGCGCTTTTACTTCATGAAAAATCGCGTCCGCTGTTGCGTGCGCGCAGCGCTCGGCGATCATCTTGCCTTCATCCAGCGACCAGTGGGTGCCCGTCCAGCCATACCAGCCGTGATCACGCACATACATCAAATCCTGCCCGAACCGCGCGCGCAGGCGCTTAGCGTTGCCGATATCGTTTCGCAGGAAAAACGCGCAGATCAAATCAAGGTTCTTGCCCTTCGCCGAGCCCACATCCGCTTCATGCGGAAAGAAATCCTCGGCGGCAAACACGGCCTCGGCGATTGCATTTTCGGCGGGCGTCAAAGCACCTTCATCCGGCGGCGAAGCCTTCGCGATTTTTTGGGGGTCTTCTCCCTCGTAAATATCGTTTTCCTGCGTCATTTTCTACCGTTTCACGCCTGTTTTTGTTGTGCTTGAGGTTTTTCATTGATGTGCCAAAAATCCGCTGGAACATGTGTCCGGCAGAACATTTCACCGCGAATGCCAAAGAAGGCATATTGCTTGCAGTGCTTGCATTTTGGCGCGGTCACTTTCTTTTCTTTTTTCACATCAAACAGCGATGTGCTTTGCGGCTTTGCTTTTTTCCAGCGGCTCATTTTGCACCTCGCAGCATGTCGTTAAAATCCTGCCCGCGCGGCGGTTTTGCCACCCGTATCACCAGACCGTTTGCCGCATGCCGCACCGCCGCCTGCTGCCAGCCGCGCTTGCCTGCAACTTCGTCTTTCATGTCGTTATCGATGCACAAAACAATTTCGCGCACGCAGGCCGGAATCTTGATCGTCGATAAATTCGCGATCGAAAGCGCAGGCCACACCGGAAGGCCGGTCGCCTGCCACACCGAAAGCGCCGTTTCTATGCCTTCAGCGATACCGAGTGTCGAACCAGGCGCAAAAAGCTGCACCGCGCCGCCGGTGAAGGAACCAAACATTTTTTTAGCGGGGCTAACAGCTGCCTTGCCCACCGCGCCGCCCGCGTTTTGCAAAAACGTGCGGTGCAGGCCGATCATTTTTCCATCGACCGACGAAATGCGCGCCAGCATCGCAGGCAATTTCAATCCGCTTTCGCGATGCAGCACCTGCGGCTCAAAGCGCAAATACGAAAACACCCGCGAAGGAAGCCGCGCCGTGCGAATCCCGCGTGCTTCGAGATAATCACGCACCAGCGAATTGTCCGAAGGCTTTGCCTGCGTCCATGCGCCAGCCAGCCAGTCCACATTCTTTGGCGGCGCTTCAGGTGCAGGTGCAGCAGCAGGCGCAGGCCGATAATCCGGCGTAACGTGAAAATGCTCGCCGAGCTTTTTCGCCGCATCTTTAAAATTGCAATGCTCGGTTTTTTGCACCCACTCAAAAATATCGCCGTGCGCGCCGCAGCCAAAGCAGTGATAAAATCCTTTTTTATCATTTACCGAAAAGGACGGGCTTTTTTCTTCGTGAAATGGACACAACCCGATAAACTCGCCGTTGCTTTGCCGCAGCTGCACGCGCTTTGAAACCCACTGAGACAGGCGAACCCGCTGTTTTATGGCCAAAACATTGCCGCCGCCGCGATATTCAACTCGGGGGGTATTCATGGCCGCTTTGCCCCTTGACTCACTTTGCCCGCGCGGCGTTTAATAGGCGTGCGTTCGCAAGGGCGTCCCCACATGGCTAATGGGTGGGACGCGCAGTCAGGCACAACTCTGTCTGCAGCTTTAACTTCGGCCCCTTGCGAAACGCAATTCCCTAAACGCTGCCGCCCCGTATTGGCGATACTCAGGTCGCAGCACACGTAAAGGAAATTCAGATAATGGTTGAAGATTTCAAGCGGGGCGATGAGCCCAAAAAAACTGGTACGGCTGCACTGGTGGAAGAATTCAAGCGCACCCTTGCCAGCGACCCGAGCCACCCCAGCGCCGATTCCATGCGCGCCGCGATCGCGGAATTTGAGAAACTTCAGGCTTTCGCCCGCAAACTCGCGGGTGACTAATTTTAAAATCGCCTGTTTATTTTTCTTAGCCATGTTTTCCCCATGTTATTTTATTATTCTGGTTGCGGGGCTGGGGAATTGAACCCCAGTTCCTCCTGGTTATGAGCCAGGCGATCTACCGTCGATCTCCCCCACACAAAAATTTCAGCCCCCGTGCTTGCGCCTCACATTTTTGGAATAATTGGTCAGCACCGCCGCCGCGCACTCCGCTTTGCGCGCTTCTTCGAGCTCTTCTTGCGGAGTCACGATGCCGTCGATGCGGTTTTTGGTGATGCAGGCTGCAAAACCCAGCGCATCGTTCGCAGCGCGCATACCCACCGTGTTGATTGCCTCTTCTTCGTCGCTGCGGGCGGCAGCGTTAAAGCCCGCCAGATCAATCATACCGTTCACAAACACCGGCTCGTCCACGGCTTTGACCATTTGCAGCCACTTCGCCACACACGGCATGCTTTCGCCGGTTAAATATTTATCGACCGTGTCGCGCCCGATGCCGGTGACCGCTGCGAATTCATCGCGGGTGAATTTCTTGCCGCGCCCGACAAACAAAGACAGCAATTCACGCAGGCGCTGCTTGCAGATTTCGGTGGTGATGTCTTTAAAAATGCCCATTGGTTTTCTCCCGTTTTATGAATATTAAATAAAAAATGCGGGAGAGCCGAAACCCTCCCGCAAAACAGGGAGCCATTAAGTCGAATTGGTAGCTGCGTGAGAGCTTTCCGGCGCAGGCGCAATCGGCAGATCATACCAATCATTTGCGGTGACCTCGCCGCCGGTGACATCAATAATCCGCTGCATCACATCAGGACTTGGTGTACGGCGGCCAAGTTTATAACGATTAACCGCCGTTTGACTGGTGTTGATCAACACCGCGAACTCGGAATCATTAAGATTTTTGTTTTTGAGATATGTTTTTAAATTCATAACCCCAAAATAAACCGAAACGGTGTATTGTCAACTAGAAAAAACACCGTTTTGGTTATTATAAATTAAAACCGAATCGGTATTATAAAGGCATGAGCAACAATCAAAACGAAAATCAAAGATTTAACATCAACTTAAAGCGACTGCGAAAAGCAAAAAAACTTTCGCAGGAGCAATTAGCTGAAAAAATCGGTGTGACGCAGGCTGCGGTGCAGCGCTGGGAATCCGGCGAAAGAACGCCGCACATGAAAGATATTTCTCAAATTACAAAAGCCCTCGAATGTAAAACGGAAGATCTATTCGGCCTTACTTCAGACAAAATTATTGTGCCTTTGATTGGGTATATCCCTGCCCCCGCCCCAATGAACCGCAACGCACAACTTCAAACCAGCAACCCGCATTCAATCGTCGTTTATGATCACTCAGGTGATCTTTGCGCGTTTATCATCAAAGATGCGTCAATGAATAAAGCGGGGCTGGAAGGCCACGCGCTGATCGTTGATCTTGCCGATAACGATAAAACCAAGCTGAACGGCGCAAAAGTGCTGGCAGAAGCAAATGGCGAAATTGTTTTCCGGCGCTATCTTTCATCGCCTGATCGACTAGAATGCGAATCCACTTTGCCTTTACCGCCTTACACCGGTGAATTTACTATTTTAGGCCGCGCGATCGGTGTTCAGCATGAATTTTTTTAGCACTAATATTGGAATCGTCACTACTATTGCAGCGGGCTGGCTGGTGTTTAACGGCTGGGCATTTTATCCACCTGCAGGTGAATGGCTCAATTTGGCACTGGCTGCATTTTTGCTTGCTGCCATTATCACCCGAATTTATAACCAGTGCAAAGACCACCCAAAACGCAATTTCACCCACCCGCTACGCAGGAGAATCTATGGCGACCTGGAAATTTAAGAACCCTGCCAATAATTACATTGAAGAAGTAGATACCGTTACTTCATTTTTTGGCGGTTTAATTTTAGGCCCGATTTATTTTATTATCAAAGGTGCCTGGGCAGCAGCTTTTATTGCATTCATCGTTGGAACGGTACTCGTTGCATCGATGGTCGGAATTATTGCGCTTCCATTTCTTTGGCTTGCTTGCGGTTTTATGGGGCCAGGCATTGTAAAAAACAACTATTTGAAGCGCGGCTGGGTCGATATAACAGCTCCCTCAGAACAACCACAAAGCTCATTATCGGACGCGCATCGCCGCTATAAAGAGCTACAAGACATGAAAAACACCGGCAAATTAAACTCGGCTGAATTTGAAGAAGCAAAAGCAAGGCTTGTTGCTGAAACTGGACACCCCCTGAATGATTCAAAACCACAAACCGCGCTTCAAATACCAGCTGCGCCTCAAGATCTCGTTTCACGCCTTAGCGAACTGGATTCACTTAGAAAATCCGGCGTTTTAACCGACGAAGAGTTTTCAGCGGCAAAAGCAAAGTTAATTGCATCGTAAAATATTTTATAAAAACTTTATGGCAACCTGGACATTTAAAAACCCTAGCAACGGCTACACCGAAGAGGTGAATTCCACCACCGCCTTTCTTGGTGCATTACTTCTTGGCCCGATTTATTTTGCCTTGCGCGGCATCTGGGGTGTAGCAATATTTTTGTTTATTTTAAACGCGCTTTCATTTTTGATTATTCAATTATTTCTCATTGCCATTCCTTTGCACATAATAATGGCCATGACAGCCACATCTATGATTAAAACAAAATATTTACGCATGGGCTGGATAAATGAAGACTTATCACAGGCAGCCAAAAATTCCGACGATCTTGGCAACCTTCCATTAATGACAGCAATCGCGGCAGTAATAACTGCGATAGTTTATATTACCCATCGTTAAAAAGTTAATATTCTTAACGATTTCTTAATCTTTATTTTGGATAAATCCTTTTGTTGTAATTAAGCAACACTCAGAAAAAGGATTGAATTTATGCCTGTTTGCCTAGAAAAACAAAAAAATTCTCCCCCTAAACCAGAGTCGCTTCCTGAACTTTTCAATAAAATTTTTCCTAACGACCGCGCGTATGACAGCTGGATATCCGAGCTGAACCGCCTGGGCGCGGACATGCTTTTGGTTCCCGCAAACGATGATTGCCCACCGCGCGTTGAAATCATCACGCCAAACCGCGAAGCAACTTGCAGCCGGTTTGAAGCGATCAAAACAAAATTGCAAAAAACCATCAAAAGTGGAATCTGGCTGCAGTGGCGAGGCCGCTGCAGGCATGGTCACTGGTTGATGCGACTTTCGCGATGGTAATCATCTTTGGTAAGTTTCCGGCAGAAACTTGCCGTTTCGTTTTTATAATTGCGGCACCGAAAATACGCCGGAGTTAAACATTTAAAGCGGTGAATCCCTAAATTTTCTTGCCGCGCTGCCAATTCCTCCGCCAGGTAGGCCGAGGAAAACCGCACATACGCCAGCCCCCAGCCACCGCGCACCATTTGCTGGCTTAAATTCACATCACCCACAAAACATTCGCCGATCACACGGTTGTAGCTGGTTTTATTGTCATGAATATCGCAGCGCACCGGCTTTGCCTCCGCCAGCTGCTTTAAAAATTCCGTGGCAAGGACGCCCGCCGCCACGCGCTTGGTTGATCCGTCTTGCTGCTTTTGCGTGCAAAACTGGTCATGCTCAGGTGCATCCACGCCGCTAAAACGCACTTCGACCGGCCCAATCAGCAGCGTGTCGCCATCTTTGATTTTGGCAATGCCAGTGACGGAAGCGAGCGGTTCAGCAAAAGCCGTGCCTGCCATAAAAACCAAAAACACCGTCCATAAAAAACATTTTTTCATATTATTTTCTTACCATAATTTTAAAAAACCCACTGGAATCTTTTGAAACATATAGGATTTTAAAATAAACACCGTTTCGGTTTATTTATAGTTGAATATTAATTCCATTTCGGTATATTTTATTTCACCAACCTAACAGGAGGCTGAAATGAAATCACCGGTTAAAAATCATCAAATACCCCCCGACTATTATCACCAAAGCGCTGGCTACGGTGAAGCGGCCACGCTGATATTATTGGCGCTGGTGTTTGTCGGTATCCTCGTTTTTGGCGACGCGATCATCGCGCCATACAGCATTCAAATGGCGGAGATTGCACATGCTGCCCGCTGAGCCTTCCCGCGAAGACGTGATGATTCGCAACATCAATAACCGCATGGTCACATCCAGCCCACTGCGTCCTTACGGCTACCGCCCGATTACGCTGCAGAAACTTTCCAAGCAAAAAGTTGCTGCGGAAATTGCACCGACTCCCGACGACGATTTTCAAGGCGGTCACAATATCGACTGATTGTTTCATTTTAAAATGGAGGAAAGCATGACAACGGACGCAACCGAATTGCTAAACTACCAAGAAATCCCCGCCGAGAATTTGAAACTGCCTGAGCTGGGCGATGCGGTCGATGAAATTGCGCTGCGCCACGGCCTGACGATTCTGGCTAATTTTGCGATGTACGCATCGTCTAAAAAAGATTCCGACCACGCGGCCATCACCACCGCTTGGCTCAAACGCGAAATGAGTCGGCAGGGCTACGACACCAACTGGTATTCCAACGACCGCGCAATCGACAAAAAAGACCTTATCACCGTGGATGGCGCCGATGCAAAGTGAACCCATCATCTGCCCTGAGTGCGATGCTTTCATGCGCCTGAATCACGGTCGCTACGGCTATTTTTTCAGCTGCTGCAATTATCCCACCTGCACCGGCACCCATGCCGCCGATTCAAACGGCGCGCCGATCGGAGCGCCGGTCGATAAACTCACCCGCCATCTGCGCGGGCTGGTCGCCACTGAAATTGCGATTTTAAGCAAGCAAGAAAGTAACCTGCCCAAAATCTTGAAGCGCCGCTACCGGATGCTGGTGCATCTTTTTATTGCCGAAAAACTCGGCTGGAGCGAACGCGGCGTCGAATGCATCACGTCGCATTTTTCCGCCGAGCAGTGCGAGCGCGTGCTGGTGCAGCTTAAACCGCTTTGCACGCTGGACATCATTAAATGGGCGCGCCAGCGCGGCCACTGGGGCAAGCCGCGCAGTTTGGCGAAGATGCCAAAAATGCCAGGTCGCACGCTTCACACGAATTTCAGGGAGCTTCGCTGATGGCTGCGCGCAAATATGGCTGCTGGGAAGCGTGGGAAGATGCGCTCATCACCCACCACTATCCGCTGGGCTCGGGATATTCCGAAATGAAAAAAATGATGCCAGGCCGCACGGTTGCGAGCATTCAGGCGCGGGCGCGGCAACTAGGCGTGCGCCGTCCGAAAGAATTGGCGCGGGTGCAGGCCATCGCGCGCACGGCGGTGATCGGTCGCGGCTGGAAAAACCTGCAAAAAAACGTCACCGGCACGACCGAAGAAATCAACCGCCGGTTTGAAGAAAACATGCAGGTCGTGTTCGACGAAGCGCTGGGGCGCACCATCAAACGCTACCCCGCTGGCTACGCTTACGGCGCGCAGCCGCAACGCAGCGTGCGAGGGGGAATCTGATGCGCTGGTACCCTGCTCACAAATTCGATCCTAATCCTGGCCAGATGTGTCTGGTCACGATCCGGTGGAGCGACACCGACACCTATTCGCGCGAAGAAAAAGCCAAATTCTTTGAAGGCGAAAACCGCTGGGTCATTTTCGGCGGCGAACAACTACGAACCTTTGAGCGCGTCGAATCCTGGACGCCTTACAACTTGCCGGAGCAACTATGAACGAGATACTTTTACCTATCAGCGATTTTCAGCCAATGTTGGCTAAACAATACAATCCAGAAAAGTTCTGGGATGAATTTGATGAATGCTATAGCCAGCCTAAATTAAATGGGGTGCGTGCGGTTTTTAAACATGGTCGATTTTATACACGCACCGGCAAACTTATTTTAAGCTGCGAACATATCGCTGAAAAATTGTTTGGCTTTTCGCAATCAATTATTCTTGACGGCGAAATTTATAATCACCGTTTTAGAAACAATCTTGCACATATTTCTGGTGCAGCGCGAGCGCACACGCCGAAGTTTGAACTGGAATTTCATATTTATGATGCTTTTTTTATTAACGATCCTGCACTTAGTTTTTCCGAGCGCATGGAAGAGCTGAAAAAACTGCTAACCACCAGCGAATATATCAAAATCGTTGAAACAACGGCGGTCTTTTCCAAAGAGTCACTGGATGTGAAATATGAATCTTATCTAGGCAATGGATACGAAGGGCAAATGATTCGAATTGATGAAAACTATGAAAATTATCGGTCTTCATTTTTGCTAAAACGTAAACTGCTTTTCGACGACGAATTTTTAATTATCAATATTATTGAAGGAAAAGGAAAATGCAGCGGAAAGGCCGGTGCGGTTTTATTTGAAGACAAAAATGCAAAGCCAAGCCGCGCAAGTTTAAAAATGGATTATGCCACTCGCCAACGCATATTTGAACACAAAGAATGCTTAATAGGTAGATTCGCGACGATACAGCACAAAGGCGTTACAATGAACGGTACATTGATTGAGCCGGTCTGCGTAAATATTGGGAGAAATGATGCATGAAAATCACCCCGACCAACATCATCGACGGCACGCACGTCAAAGACCTGATTCACTTGCCGCTGGGCGCGTTCAAAAAACTCGCGCGCGAGAAAGTGGATCCGCTGTGGGGCATTCACGGCGACGAACTTCGCGGCTTCAAGGCGGAAGTCCAAATTGAAAAAATCAAACGCGAAACGCACTATGTAACTGTCATTGTAGCTGCTCCGGATGAGCGAACCGCTAAAAGACTGCTTGCCGAAAAAGCGCAGGATGAAGCGGACGAAGAATTCGGTGACGATTTTGACGAAATCGACGTGTGGGTCGGCAACATTAAAGAGGTGAAGCTATGAACAAACTTTTGATAAAACTAGGGCAATTATTTGAATATATGCTTGTAAAAAAATCAAACTACGAGCTCGCTCACGAAAAAATCAAAGCAATTACTGATGATATTTATGCGCTGCAAAAAAGCCATGCAGCGCTTCAAAAAACCCTGCAATTTTACGCTGATGCACCCAACTACGCGCTCACTCGCGACGAGCGCGGCATGGAAACCACGCCTATTTTTATCGACGCCGGAAAACGCGCTCGCGCCGCGCTGGAGGATAAATGCTGAAAAAATTGTCCCTGCGCCAAGCCATTTTAAACCTGCTTTCAATCAATCCGGAAGGCCTCACTTCGCTGAAAATTGAAAGCAACGTGTGCAAAAACTATCGGTTTGCAAACACAAAATCCGAAACCATTCGCGTCACGATCGGCAACTTGGTTTCAGAAGATAAAATCAAACGCCTCGACCCGCGCGCGCAACCGCCATGCTGGCTTTGCGGCAGCAAAAAGGCGATCTACACCATCCACTCCAGCGAAAAGAAAAAATCATGACCAAACAAACTAACATCGAAGCGTTGATTCAAACCATTCCACAACTGGTGTTGGACGCCATCAAAACGCAGCGCAAAGAAGAGGATTCGCTGTGGAGCGCCGAGAAAATCGCGCAATATCTCATGCTTAAAAAAACTTACGTGCAAAGCCACGTCATCACGCACCCCGCTTTTCCAAAAGCGGTTTCGCTGCCGACCGGAAACCTTCGTGGCTGCCGCCGCTGGATTCCCAAAGAGGTCAAGGCCTGGGCGCTGCGCTGGCGGTAATTTTGAAGGGAGTAATATTGATATGGCGGCCTACTATAACGAGATTGATCCGTTTGCGGCTCAGTGGTTACGAAATCTTATTAGCGCCGGTCATATTGCGTCAGGTGAAGTTGATGAACGGAGCATTATAGATGTCAGATCAGATGACCTCAAAGGATTCACTCAGTGCCATTTCTTTGCAGGAATCGCAGGCTGGAGTTACGCGCTCAGACTTGCAAGATGGCCCGATTCTCGACCTGTTTGGACAGGAAGTTGTCCCTGCCAGCCATTTAGCGTCGCGGGAAAGAAAAAAGCGCAATCAGATGAGCGTCACTTATGGCCGCATTGGTTTAGGCTCATCCGAGAGTCAAAACCTACAACGATTTTTGGTGAACAAGTTGAAGACGGAATTGCCACTGGATGGTGGGATGATGTCAGTAGCGATATGGAAAAAGAGAATTACGCCTGCGCGGCGTGTGTATTACCAGCTTATAGTGTCACGGCACCACATGGAAGAGATAGGATTTTTTTGTGGCAAACATTAACAGCGACATCAATATCAACACGAAGCAAGGAGTCAATGGAAGCAAGATCACAGTGGAGGGAGAAAATTGGAAGAAAAACGATAACCCCTGGTTGCCTTGCAGAACAGCTAAAATGGAATCAGAATCATCCAATACAAACAATCCCACTACTCCCAACCCTGACAACAAGCGATGCAAAGGGGGCTTCTGCAAAACGGTTTTGCGGAAGCAAGGAAAGTCACGGCAATCTTCGGGAAGTTTTGCGGACTTCAACGGGGGATGGCCAGTACATTCACCCAAACTTCGCAGCGTGGATGATGGGATTCAGCATGGAGCATCTAAAATCCGCGCCTACGGCAACGCAATCGTTCCGCAAGTCGCAGCAGAATTTATTAAAGCAGTGATGCAAATTAAACCGTAACAAGAAAGTATTTTATCATGAAAGCCCGTCCACTTTTATTTTCCCCACCAATGGCACGCGCGCTGCTTGATGGTCGTAAAACACAAACCCGACGACCAATAAAGCCGCAGCCAATTATACACGATAATGGATCTTATAGGTGGGATGGCTGTTTAGGCGGCTTCAAGGGGTGTGCCGGAACGCATGTTGAAGATTTTCCAAAATTAGCTTCTTGGTACTGCCCATACGGTAAAGTTGACGACCTGATTTGGGTGCGAGAGTCATTTAGAATTGAAAGGTCAGCCGTAGAAAGCGTTTATTACCGCGCCGACGAAGAATGGCACAAAGGTGCAGGGTGGAAGCCTTCAATACATATACCGCGCTGGGCTTCACGCCTCACGCTAAAAATCACCAACGTGCGAGTTGAGCGGTTGCAGGAAATTAGCGAAGTCGATGCCATAGCGGAAGGTTGCCGACCATACTTCGATAAAAAAAATACTGAAATCGTAGGCTGCCTAGAAATGCAGCCACTTATAAGCCCACAAGAAGATTACGCTCGCCTATGGCGATCATTAAACGGTGATAAATCATGGGATATAAACCCCTATGTGTGGGTGATCGAGTTTGAAGTCCACAAAATGAATGTTGATAGTTTTATTAGAAAAACTAATCCAGCCGCTTAGCAATCTCACTTGCGGTCGGGTTATAATATATTCGCAGGCTGCGAATATCGCGGTGCCCGACCATTTCTGCCAGATCCAGCACATCGAGCTTGCGCGCGAGCCGTGTGATACCTTCGTGGCGCGTGTCATGAAACGTTAGATCCGTGATTCCGGCCAGCTCCACTGCACGGCGATAAATCACCTCCGCCGTTTGCGCCCGCACTCCGATCACTTTATTTCCTTCCGCCACCGCTTTTAACATTTTCAAAATCTCAACCGCGCGCAGCGAAAGCCCGACATCGCGCGATGTGCCATTTTTGGTTTCATGCAGCCGCACATAACGTTCTTTCAAAAACACGTCTTGCCATTCCAGCGCGTAAATTTCGCCGTGACGCATAGCCGTTTCCAGCGCCAGCAAAAAGCTCAGCGCGATTCGTTGACGCGGCGTTTGCACCGGCTTTCCTTCTTTATATTCCAGCGCCCGCATCAACTTTTTGATTTCTTCATCCGAAATCCTGCGCCGACGCGGCGGTGTGCTTTTTGGCCGCACGACACCGTCCATGATATCCGTTGTCATATATTTCCATTTTTGCCGCGCCACGCGCAGCACGGCAGCGATAAGATTCAGCTCGCGGTTGATGCTCGCACCAGAAAGCGTCGCTTCCTGCGTTTCAATCCAGTCTTGAATATCCTGCGTTTGCAGCGAAAGCAGCGTGAAATCCGCCAGCCGATCGCGCTGCAGTTTTTTCAAACGCACCAGCTCCCAGCGCGCGCCTTTTTTCGTGGGTGATATTTCATCAGCATATTTCTGCATGGCCTGCCCGAGCGTGCTGCTAACCAGCTGCCCACCATGCCCCTTCACCATGCGCTCTATTTCATGCGCCCAGTCTTTCGCCTGCGCCTGAGTGTCAAAGATTTTCGAAGCAAAAAACTTCTTAATCCGAACCTCAGCCCGCCATTTATTTTTATGCTTCCGAATCGATGCCATGCGCTGTGCGTAAATCGTGCGTAAATTGTGCGTAAATTATAATAGAAAATAATAGATAATGATGAATTTTCTATTAACAGCCTATCGCACGAAATGGCTTTAAGTAAAGAAATAATAAGAATAAATAGAAAAAAATGGATAAAATTAAATTATCGATTGGTGCCCAGGAGAGGACTCCTAAAATTGATGTAATTCAAAAAGATATTATGTTTTCTGCGTAAATTATGCGTAATCGCAATAATTATGGTGCCTATTTTGGACTCTTTTTGTATCTAAAAGGCAATGCAGTGATTTTAAACTTCTAGCGGAAAAACGGCCAATGAAAAAGCAAAAAGAAAAAGTGATCGAAGGCGTTAGAATTGTGGCCAGCACCGCTGATATGCCGCGCGAAGGCGGCGTGTTTATTCTCGATGATCCTGCAAACTGGCAATCACCGGTTGACAGCACCGCCAAAATCATAAAACTACACCCGTCAAAACGATAAAGCGGTGGCATGTCCGCATCATGCCGGTTCTATGACCGGATGGCGGAGCCATGTCCAGGCGAATGCTAAAAGCCTCGCAGCCGTCTTTATCCGGCTGACAACATCCGGTCGCCAGATTCAAAGCAACCGCGCCTGCTTTTCTTCGGGCACAAAATTACAAATCACCAGCTCGCTTGCCTTCTTTGAATTATCGCCGAGTGTGTAGATTGTGCTGACCTCGATAAAATGAAACCCGCTAAAAATCTCGCGCACTTGCGGCACATCATTGATTGAAACCATCACCTTGCCTTTGGCAGCGCGCATGATATCGGCCAGCGTGGAAAAATCCGCTTTACTGAAAATGCCCGTGCCATAATCCGTTTCACAATCATAGTAAGGTGGGTCGCAGTAAAACAATATCTCAGGGCTATCATAATGGCGCATAAAATCGGCAAACGGCATGCGCTCGATCACCACGCTTGAAAGCCGCTCATGAATTTGCTCAAGGTGGATTTTAAGTTTGCGAATATTAAACCGCGCGCGGTGCAGGTCAGTGCCATACGCCTGATGCCGAATCTTGCCCCCGAATGCGAGGCGCTGCAGATAATAAAACCGCACCGCGCGCTGAATGTCGGTCAGCGATTCAGGTGTCAGGGCTTTCAACTGATCAAAGGTTTCTCGGGCATTAATTGCAAAACGCAAATGCCGTGCAAATTCACCGTAATGCGATTGCAGGACGCGAAAAAAACACACAATTTCGGCGTTGATATCGTTGATTAATTCAAGTTTGGGAAGGTTCGGGCGACGAAAGAATATTCCGCCCATGCCGATAAATGGCTCGGCGTACACGTCATGCGCGGCGCGCTCGATGATCGACGTGATCGTAGTGGCAAGATGTGATTTTCCGCCTTGCCAGGCGGCGGGTGGTGTAAGTGGTTTAAAACGATTTTGCATAATAGCGCCCCTTCAAAAAAGGATGCCCGCGTTTCGTGCGGGCAAGACGCTTTATCGGGCTGACAACCCTTTACGAAAGAAACAGCGCCCGCTCGAACGCGCGGCGGATCACGAGGCCTTTGAGCTTGCGGCCACCGGCAAACACCCATTTACCGAATTCTTCGGCGGCTTCTTCATATTCGCCGCGATTGAGTTTTTGCCGCAGCGTCGATCGCTGCAGCGCGCCGCCGCCCAAATTGTAACAAAAGCTCACCAGCGCATCGAATTGTCGCTGGGTCAAAGAAACCTGCACCAGCCGCTTCACAGACGCTTCAAAACGCGGCAAATCGGCCTGAAGCAGGTCTAGGGCTTCCAGCTCGTCCACCCCATCTAAAAACCGCTCCTTTTCATGTTCAAGCACCACATGCCCGTAGCCGATCGTCGGATAGCCTGCTGGGCAAAGATAAATATGGCGGGAAAATCCTTCAAAGCGGGTGATCAGCGCTACGCCGTCCGAACCGGTGCTGGGCGGTTGAAAAAGCAACACTTTTGGCGCAGACGCGGCAACGCGCGGCGGCGGCGGCGTGGGTCGAGGTTTAACGATTATCCGTGCGGGAAAAACCATATCAGCCGTTCAGCTTACCCTCGCGGGTGCGCTGCATGGCGCGGGATCCAAAATAAAAGCTGATGATCGCAGCAAAAATAGCCTGATCTTCCGCGCCCCAAAGCAGCACCGCCGCCTGCGTCCAGTCTTTCATGAGCCACGGCAAGGCCGGATCGGATTGAATCATCGACACAAACAGCCCGACTTTGGAAAAGGTATAAAGCGCCATAAACCAAAACGCGACCACGGGGCGAACCATGCCGTTCATGCCGTCAATCCAGCGCACGCCGCTGCGTTTGGGCAAGCGATCGGCAAGCGACATCATTTCCGCCACGTCCGCCTGCGTGTTGATTTCTTCGAGGCGTTGCACGTGGCCTTGCTTTTGCTGCTCGACCTGCAGCTGCGCGAGCGCCAGCTCGTGCGCTTTATCGCGGCGGTCTTGAAACTGTTTGAACACGTCCGGCACGATCG